TATAATGAAGGAATCCCGTGGGAATCCTGACATCAAACAGAGGGCCTTGTTTGCCAGACAGAGGAGGGGAAAGCTCAGAATAGAGCCCATGAGCTGCCCTCTGGTCTGATAGTCACAGACCCCATCTGGATATCGTAATTCTTTCGAGTCCAACTCCCATCTTGCCCACACTTTCGTGGGTTCGTGGGAGATGGATTCCAGAATGGATTCCAGAAGGGTCTTAGTGACTTCCATAAAGAAGGCATCAGTAGCTCCTTTGTAATCGCCTGAGAGCATTTTATACTTTCTCCCAGGATATCGATTACAAACTGTCCGCATTTCTCTTTCTATGGCTTCGAGTTGTTTTTTTGATGACTCGAAGATGGAAAGACCTGACTCTTGAGAGGACCCAGTCAAACTAAATTCTGGGTACGACACAAGAGCCTTATGCATGGCGAGCTGAAGTGGTTTTAAACACCGTGCTTCAGCAGACCCTGCGGTTATAACGCGGACTTTCAAAGGTTCAGGTATTCCCACAACCTTGCAAGATGGAGAAATATTCTCCGGAGTACTAGGGAAAAGGCAATCCCGAAAGATCGCCTTATTGGTACGAGGAGGTGTGATCGAAGGAATGGGATATTTTACGTCCCACTCCCCCGAGCATATCTGCTGGTACCAAATTCCCTTCTCGGAAAACTTCTGATCCTGATGGTGAGTTACGGCCGAAACCATATCACCGATCAGCGAGTGCTCGGAGCACGGCCGGGACTCAAATCTTAATGAGGCCCGACCGTACTCACTCGAGTCGCTGTCAGAAGTCATTCCATTCTGCCAATGATTATCCCACTGACTTCGTTGGAGAGTATAGTCCGGGATTAACCGGAATATTTCTCTCCTTCGAGCCTTGAAGACGACCTCATGCTCAGAATTGAGGACGTCGCGGGTGGGATCTTCCTTTGAAATGATTGAATAAGGAAGATGGATTCGTCGCCATACGGACGATACCTGTCGTACGACAGGTCCGCTGGGGACGAATACTGACTGGCCGAACTTGAGGTTAGAGGTCAGAAGGATCACACTTGATGTGAACTTCTGTCCTTTTTCCGAAAGGTCGGCCATTGGCAGAACATACTCCGCACTAGACACAATCTGATCAAATTGAACAAGATCAGGGCAAGTCTGTGCATCTTGCGCAAAATCGTCCATTACCGTGACACATTGTCCACGGTAGCCATCCCAATGGTCAGTATGAGGGTTTCGAAAGTAAACAAAATCCTCATCTTTGAACCCCGACATCTGAAAGAATTCTTTTAACCTTGATATCATCTTGGTCAAGAGAGTAGTTTTTCCAGAACCCGGGGGTCCAAAGAGACCTATGACTAGGGGTTCCATCCGAGGTAACTCGAGAGAACGGTGGTCCGTCAGGATCCCTTTCTCTTCAAGCTCCCCCCTACAGCCAAAAGGCTTCCCATCCCGTTTCCGGGGAGAAGCTTCCGTGGCCTTTGTGGATGGCTCTTTAGTCATATGTGGTTGGTATACGCTGGCGACACGTTTCCCAAAGTCCTTCCCGATTTCTCTACAGATATTGAGAAATTCCGGGGGAGGTTTTGGAATTGTGTCTGCCGGCGCACACAGCTGGTGGCGGTGCGATTCCAGTGTCTCTTGTATAATTTCGGGAGACACCGGGTGGCACAACGATTTTGATTGGAGGATGGAGAAAAAGAATCGTATCCTCTGAGAACGATGGGGAAACTTAAAGTTCCCCACCGTCTCCGGAAACAATTCAATCCACCTCCCTCCAATAGGCAATTCTTGGGACGATTCTAGAGAGAATCGGCGAGCCAGTGAAAATTTTATCACATTCACTATCTCCGATTCCCGAGCAGGCAGATTTCTCCCCTGCTCTGGGCAGAATCGCTCCAGTTTCTTCAACCCACGCACGTAGTGCAGAAACAGAGTCAAACGGAGTAGACTCACATCTCCCCACTTTTCACTTTTCCCAGGCCGATTAATAAAATATGGCCCACAACTCATGTTCCGGATCCATGACCGAACAGTTAGCGGTTGCCTGTGAAGTTCACAAGTTAACGTTACTGCTCGAGATAGACCGAGAGCATGATCCACGATTGTCGGATCCTCAACATAGAGGAACCGACTCTCGCCGGAAAAGTGAGTGAAGAGTTGTAACTTCTCCAACTGACTCAAAGAGTTCTTCTTCAGAATACCCCTCACTTCAGAGGAACTGTACACCTTAGTGGCCGCTGGCCGTTTTGGGTACTTCCTCTTCATTAGTTGATTGTATTCCTTTGAAAAACTCTTGTGTTCAAATAACACACATGGTGAGTCTCTTGTCTCCATAATTCTTATTCTAACCGAATTATGAAGGAGGCGCTCCCCTCTCCAGAGGAGCGCCGTTCTCCTGGTTCCTCCTAGAACGCTTCGCGAGATCAATTGCAAAGCGTTTTCGAAGGAACGGTTACGAGTAGACTGCTTTATCTCTATCCATTCGAGATACGTGAGTCCAAGCGTGCTCAATAAGTTACTTTGAGTACCTCGTAAATCACTGTCCCACATTGGGACCCGAAGTTGGGTAGACCTCGGTTCTAAGGAACTTAATTCATAGTTATAGGTAAGTTGGGGGGAAACCTACCATCTACAAAAACACCTCAGCATTGGATTAACATGAAGTCCCGGTAAATCAGCCTTTCGGCATTCCGGAACTCCAAAACCTTTTGGATCGACACTTTTCAGCATCTGTTTGGGATTGAAATCCCTACGGCCCGCGGGC